AGCCATAGGCATGGCAGAGGATGTCACCCATAGTCCACATCATACAGATGTGCAATGATGGGTAGTTTGACAATAGAACCAACAGTGGCTAGGCTAGTGCGCGCCGCTAATTCTTCCAACTCCCAGGTTACATCCTTATAAGAGGTCTCTTTCCTCCTATACCTAATGGATAGACTGCTTAAACTAAACGTTACTCCGGCTCCACCGGTAGATTTTCCAACCTGGACTTCGCGTAACGCGTTGTCAGTTGGGCAATTGCCCAACGTCATGTCTAGAAAAGCAGAATTGAGGCTGTGGTTTCCCCAGCCCCGACGGGATGTGACGACGTCACTCAGATATCTCCTACACCTTTGCTCCAGGGGTACGTTTGATTTGCCATAAACAGCAGGCAAGTCACCATACACACAACCGAAGCCACGGTAGAAAACAGCCAAGTTCATGCAAGCATGATACTGACCGTCGCTGGCCAAAACAGGCGAATGCTTAAGGAACTGGAGGTCCTCCTGCATATCGCAATTCTGGCACTTAACTATGTAACCGACATCGGACGCCGCAAGAACATAAATCTTTGCATACTGTGCCTTGGTTACTAGAGCAGGATCGGGACATCGTTTTAACATTGCGAAGAAAATAAGCAAATTAGCAAAATTATTCACAATCGTAGTCAAAACCGAGCCACTATATAACCGCGCACTGTTGAAAGTATATTTCACTTTCTGTTTACGATTATATTTGTTTCTCATAGTTAAGGGTTGTTTTAATGCCCCAAGAGCATAATCAATAGCTTGCGTGTATACTATATTGCCACTACGTGAACAACACACAAGGTCTCGAAAAGTCTGGAACAGCGGATTAAAGTGTGACCCATCACAACTGGATATGTCACCATTGGCTAAAAATAAACCATCCTTACAACCGACCGCCATGCAGGCATCATCGGAGAAGTATATGTATCTTGTAGCTCCCAATGGAGTGTTGGTCATCCAGCGGAATGTCTCCGTTAACACGTCCTTATCAGGTGAAGCTATGTATCTACTCTCGGCTAATCCGATAGCAAATGGCACTTCCCAGGCCTTTTTGATCTGGGCAATGCACCAAGCACTCACCTGTGTTCTCTTAGCTCCCAAATCGGCTATAGCTCTTTTCTTGTTCCCCCTCAAGAGCTCAACCTTTAACTTATACCCAACATCTGCATCGGTATCGGTGTACAAATCTAAGAGATTTAAGTCATCCCCATGAACACGCATTCGAAGCTTCTTCTTAGCGTGGGGCTGGTAAAGCCAGGCAGGATAAGCCTGCTCATGGTCCTCTACCTTCAAATGGTGATGGAAGTGGTTACTAAACCTATGAATGTAACCACGGTATTTTCGTGGTATACTGTCCTGGTTGCGTCGCAACCTGGCCGCCAGTCCTGGGATGTCCGGTTTACGGATAGCTAACATACGAGATAAACCTAGTTTATAGTCGTCGTTCATGCTCCCTGGAAAACACAAAGCAGGAATATAAAAGTGCGGGCCAAATGCACTTAAATACTCCGTCTGCATGTTTTCTTCGATAGTGAATCGAGGGTACGGATACTCACTGTAATCAATACACCCGACAGCACTATTTAAAAGGTCTGGGTCATAGGGCTTATGAGCATATGAACTTCCCGGTCGTATCTTGCAGAAATGAATTCTACTTAGACCTATTGGGGAAAGTTCATACACCCTAACCGATCAGGCCCACCGCACCATTGGCACAGCGCCAATGGTAACAGTGGATGACACGGCTCGACTCAACGTGACCTGCAAAAGGCACGCCACGGAGGAGACGGTGTCAGCAAGCACTCCATAGTCAAAAGGACCAGTGTAGTGTGCGCCTGCAAGCTCAGCCCCTTTCTTCAACATTCTAGAGCACAAATGTGAGTCGGGGGTGCACCCAGTGAACTCAAATAAGAGAGCATCACGGATGTATTTGTATATATGACCTGAGCGACGGGATATATACTTATGGTGGTTGTATGGGGGAGAGGAAGTTGTTGACTCTGTAACGCACATTGTTGGTGTACCCGCACCCAACAATGGCGGAGCGTTAACTGTCTCGTACCCAGTGACAACGGCTAGGAGCCCCGCAGTGACAGAGGCTGAAGCTAGCTTGATGCATTTTAGGATGGAATGCATTTGAGATTGGTTAAGATAGGCAATATAGCTAGCAAAGACAGATGCTGCCATAATTCGTAAACCCCGCACCATTAAAACTCCTCGAGCTTCAACGATGGGGGTTAATCCTAACCAATTTAAGGTCCGGAGCGAGTTGATGATGATTGAGTGTTTCCAGGATAATGTGGCACTTAAATAGCTGCCCCACTCCACAAACTCTAAATCATCAGGAGCCAAGTAAATGACTTCTGGGATAACCTCATCGACGGGTGCTTCAGACCCCGCGACCTCTGGGGGGTCGACTGGTAAAATATCCTCAATACCCTTATTCATATTCTTCTTGTTCGAACCACCAGCGGAAAACTTGTGAGTTTCAGCTTCTTTATGAGTTCTTTTGTGATCATCATTGAGCTGCTGCTTAGACGATTTAGAAGAGGAAGAGGGGCCACTAACGCTACTATCTTGACGGACGTTTTGTGGCTTCAAATTCTTGTTACTGCTGGGTTGCCTGTTTTGAGCACCCGAAATTTGAGAGGACACGGCATTAAAGTCTAGCAACAATCGCGTGAGAGCTGTATTGTATGGGGCTTTAGCTGTGGCCACAACCTTACCAGGGTCATGGGCTTTAATGGGGTGTAACTTACAGCCTCCCAAGTTAGGGAGGAGTCCCCCACCACCTAAATGGGGGTTTGTGTGGAGTGCGGCGACTCGTTTGTCAGTGCTGTTGACATATGCATTATTTATATTATTATTATTTTCAGGTCCAAAATTAACTTCCTGATCGTGCTCATTCTTAGAGACACTAGCCTGCGCCGGTGGTGTTAATACAAGCTCAGACTGCACGTGCTCACTCGCGACCGTAAGGTCGGGTGTCCACGAAGTTGTCTTGGGGGGGGCGGTGCGGG